TTACAGGTGGCATGATTGCTGCATTTAATCTAAGTGCAAATCAAACAGGAGCCACATTAATTACTTCTAATCTTGTATATGGTGCAGGAGCCCCAGCCCCATATACAAATCTATATCTATTTCAACCTGGCCCACTCCGGGTTTTTGCTCCTACCATATACACTGGGGCCTTAACAAATATACCTGGTTTTGCAAGCACTTACTTTGAAAACACAGTTATTAATAATAAAACAGTTTTCAAGACACTATCTGCATTTGTACCTAGTGTTAGCAAGAGCTTTTTTGCTACTGTGGGTGATTTTGAATTTAAAATAGGGTCTGCGCAGTACAGAGGATTAAGAATCTTTGACACAACCAATGGACCAGGTTCAATTCTAACTTACTTCTTCTACTGCAATGGTACTGTATATGATGTAGAGTATGATGGTTCAAAATACTTGTATATTGCTGGTGCATTCAACCTGGTAAGTTTAGTTGGCAATGCAATCTATGTTGCACCATTTATCAATGTGGGCCCCAGTTACAAGATAGCCAGAATAGATTTGACTGCAGCAACCCCCACTCTGGATATTCAGTTTGGGTTAAATACTACCAGGGAATTTTATTCATCCACCAAATGGTATGCCAAGACCATGGAGATGTCTACTGATAGAAAAATATTGTATGTGGGTGGGCATTTCTCATCACCTTACTCTGGTGATCAGCACTTCACAGCATTAGACATGACGGATACAGTGCTGGGTGGTACCAGGGTCTTTGGTGCAAAATTTGACAAATACATTAATGTTTTAAGATTAGAAAGGCAGCCTACTGCCACCTATACTTCACCAAACCCTGGTAATAATTACAATGTATTATATGTTGGAGGTGCCTTTACATCTTACACCGCAAACACTGTTAATCCAAGTACTCTGGCTGCTTCCTCACTGATTAAATATTCTATACCTTACTTTACAGCCTTTGCTGTTCCTCAAACAGATGCCAGAGGGTTCCAAACCATATACAACAATTATAATTTGAGTCTCAACAATCTTGTAACTACTATTGAAGTTTCAGAGGGAACACAGAATTTAGAAAATGGCTGCATTCTAATTGGCGGGGCATTCAAGAAAGTAGGCAAGTTAAAGAATCCGCCCAAATATCTTGCTGCCGTGACCAAGGCCGCTATTGGTGGATCTGGTAGTGCAGTAGCTCTAAACTGGGCAGTCAAACCTAATAATACTGTGTATCATATCAGACGGGTACCCAACACTTCACCGCTCTCTGGGGTCATGGTAGCTGGTCAATTTAATGCAGTAAACGGGTTTGGTAGGCAGTACCTAGTGTATGGGCCACCCCCACAGGAAACTGTAGCCAATGCTCAATTTAACAAGGTAAGACTCATAGCAGATGTGGCAATAGGTAGTGATGATTTTGATGCAGAGAATGATCCTAATGATCCTACTTCTGTACCAGATGCATCTGTTATACTGGATAATGTACACAATGGATATAATACCACAACATTTGCTTTGAATAGTGCTTTTGCAAACACACCCCGTGGCACTACTTTCCGCGTCAAGGTGCAGAGAGATTACAATAATGATAGTGACAATAATGCAAAATATGATGTAATGTGGGTTGCAGGAGCTACACTAGACTTTAATTCCAAAGCTGCAAGCACCTTGCCTGAAGGGTTTGAAGATACTGGCACAGCCCCTGTAGTATAAAGGCATAAATAATACAGCATGAAACCACTGTGGAAACCAGCCATAGACGCTTGGATACCAGAGAGCCAAGATATTTCCAACATGACATCCAGGGGCATTAGCTATCAATACATGCCTCCAGTTACTGATTATTATGCAGGCAGTGAGAGTGAAGAACAGAAATTAAAAGTAGCTGTAGCAGGCCATGGCAAAATGTCTCTGCAAGATTTAAAGAGCAGAGTTGCAGATCATTTTAAACAATGTGAAACACTGGCAGGAACTGACAATATTAAAGATTTGGAAAAACTAGAACACTTGCTAGACCATCCAGATTTTCGCAACATGATTAAGACACTGGTTGATCATGTTAAAATGTTGAAATCCAAGGCTTCATAAATATGTATTGTTACAGTGACTGACAAGACTAAGCAAAAAATTACCGCTGATTTAGTACTAGAGTATTACGATAAATCCAAGAAGAGCCGGGGCGATAAGAAAGATTTCTACCTTAAAACTGCCATTGAACTTAGCAAACATCTGAATGAGTGGTTAGTTATTCCTGACTCTGACTCCAAAAAGAGTTGACTGATTGATATTTGCTGTTATAATCTGTGCATGTCCAACAAGTTTGTTTTAACTTGGAATGATCTGCATAACATTGTTATTGATTTGCATTACAAGACTGCTGAAGAAGAGGAAGGGTCTGTTGCAATCATTGGCATAAGCAGAGGAGGACTAGTACCAGCAGTAATGCTTTCTCACCTAAAAAAAGCTCAATTGTTTGGTACTGTTGGGGTCAGAAGTTATTCAGACAAAAATAAAAAAACAGAAGCTTTATACCAAATACCAGAAGTGAAGGAGTTGGAAAAAATTGACACTGTTTACTTAATTGATGACATATGTGACACCGGTGGAACTTTTAAATTTCTTAAAGATAATGTGTTCAAGCTGAACAACATAAAGACCATTTCATTAATTCATAAGAAAAATAAAGTTTTTACACCTGACTACTTCGGGTATGAAGTAGACAAGCACTTTTGGGTGGATTTTCCTTTTGAAATGTGTTAAAATAGACTAAATATTAAACACGTTTTATAACACTCTGTAGCCATTATTTGGCCATTATTTTTTATGAAAACCAACAAAAAAATACACAAGCTAGGGGCACTCTTGTTAGTGCTAATAACAACCATAGGAACAGGCTGCATTTCTATGGAAAGAAACACAAGCATCAAAGATGTGAAGGCTGAACTCAAGTCAGTCCCACCACAAGAAGAGAAGCAAATTGCCAAGCAAATTAAAATTAAAAATGATGGCATTGTGTATAAAGATGAGTTCATACCCAAAACCAACAATAGTGGGTTTAAGATAATAACAGTGAGACTCACTGTTTACTGGGCCAGAGGTGGTGATACAGATTACTACAGCTCAAAGAAAAGAAGCTCTACAGGTTATACATTAAAGCAAGGTGAGTCCATTGCCGTGGATCCTAGAATCATCCCTTACAGAAAAGAAGTTATAATCCCTAATGTAGGATTGGTAAAAGCGGTGGATACCGGCACAGCTGTTAAGGCCAAGAAGGCATCTGGCGGCAAACTACCTGTTATTGATGTATTTTTTGAGCATAAGAAAGACGCCATGCTGTTTGCTAACCGGTATCCCAAAGTAGTCAAGGTAGCGGTTCTGAACTAAATAATTGGTGAGATTCAATGATTTAGTTGCTCTAGTTGAAGATATTCCACCCCCGCCGCCTGCTATTGTTAGTAAAGCTAATGACACTAAATTGACATTTGATGATATATTTAATTTTATTCAGAGCCATGAAGGTACCAGACCCACCATGTATCTGGATTCCAGAAAAATACCAACTATTGGTATTGGGTTTAATTTAACCAGAGCAGATGCCCCAGCATTGCTCAAGAGCATTGGTGCTGACTACAATTTAATTATGGCCAAAAAACAATCACTAACAAGTGAACAAATTAAACAACTATTTCAAGCCAACTTGCAAGTTGCTTACAAGGATGCAAAACAATACTTACCTGGTTTTGATGGTTTACCCAAACAAATTAAATTAGTTATACTGGACTTGTCTTTTAATCTGGGCTTGCCTGGATTGAGTAAATTTGTAAAATTTAAAGCTGCCATACAAACCGGGAACTATGCAGCTGCCGCCAGAGAGCTAGCTACCAGCAAATGGGCTTCTCAAGTAGGCAACAGAGCTAACAAACTAATTAATATTATTTCTTCTTTTTCTTAGTTTTCCTCTTGGGCAACTTAATTATTACTTGCTCACCTGCATCTGGTGCAATACCTGGTAAATTTGCACCCTTGAAGCCTGTTGGCAATGGCCCACGAAAATCTATGTTTGGGCCTGGGGCAGGCCTGGGACGGCCTTGTATGGCTCTAGCCTTGGGAAAAATGTTAAAATCTTCCAGAAGCTTTTTTACCTGATTTTCAAACTGCATACTAGTGTTTAATAATTTTGTTAACAACCAGAGATGGTTGCATATTATTGTGACTAGAACTATTACCTGCATTATTTACAACAATGTTTGTTTGACTTAAATTGGTGGTATAACCAACAACTGGATTGCCTTTGTTATTAGCTTTTAAACCTACTGGCAGAGGACCAGAATCAAGAAGTGCTGGCATGCCGTGGGCATGGCCTGGGTCTGAGACTGAATGGTTGTGAGCAGGTAGCTCTGAAACAGATAGTGTATGAGTCTCTGCACCAAGCTGTGTGCCTCTGGATCTGTTGCTAAGCCCACTACCTTGACCAGCTCCAATGGCACCTCTGCCCCGGAAGTCTGGCAAATTAAATGTGGTAGTGCCATTGCCAGGACCATATGCAGTGCCAATAGCAGCAAACAGCGATGCATATGTGGTTCTGCTTACTGCTGACCCATCACACAGCAAATAACCTGTAGGTGCACTAGCCCCTGCATAATCTAAAACCGTACCTATGGGCACTTGAAACAATGAAGAAGTGTTTAAAATTGGAGCCAGCACGTTAGCCAGTGTTTGTAGGGTAATATCTTCTGGCACACCTGCTGTTACTAGTCGGCCCTTGACAGTATCAGGTCCCATGACTGCCAATTTAGTATTGGCCACGCTAGCATTAGATATTTGTAATGCATCACCGCTAAAACTCAATTCAGGTGATGGTGTAGCTAATAATAGAGTGTTACCAGTGCGCGTTAATCCAGTTCCAATATAGCCAGGATTCAAATGTGAAGCATCTAAAGAGTCAGGCTTGACACCTACAAAACCACCATCATTGGTTATGGTAATTTCATCTGCAACAATGCTAGTAGCCAAGCTTCTGTAGTGTGCAGTTAGTGTATAATCACCACCAGTTAATGCATACAAGAAAGAGCTGTTGGTATCATAAACCAAATCTCCACTTGCTGGAGCCCAAGTGGAAGATACATTAGAAAATACAGGCCCAAAACTAACAAAACCTAAGAATCTTGTGCCTACAGGCAACCCACCTGTGGTAATTCCATCCCCCACATATAGTCTTTTGGAATCAGTTGCATAGGCTGGCTCTCCTTGATTAAAAACAACAGTGCGTTCTGATTCTGTGCCTCTTCTGAAAATAATCCTGGTAATTGGGTCAGACATATATGTTTAGTTATTTATGGTTGTTGAACTCTGTTCAACTGCATATAGAATTGAAAAATGAGTTACAAACTCACATGCATTGTTACTGGCAAAACACTATTGGCCTCAGAACAGTACTATAAGAAAAAGCTTGAAAAGGCTCAGTCTGAACAACATCTGCACCAGTCTTATGTATGCCGGGAAGCCAAAAACCTGCTGCTGAAAGGCCTTACTGTTGAACAAATTAGAAAGCAATTTCAAGTGCCAGATGTTGTGCCTTGGCCTGATAGCCATGTTATCAAGAGCATTGTATGCAATGATTATGGAATGGTAAAAAGCACCACATTTTCCAATCTGACTGGATTTACTCGTCAAGAAACAGATCCAGAGGTGCTGGGCTTCCTAAATAATCTATAATGGCACAATCAGACAGAAATTACACAGTATCCATAGGCAATGATGGTCAGAGCTTAAAATGCATTGATGCAGGTACAGGGCTTCTGCACAACACATACCGCTACAATGGCATGCTAGTATCTGGTCCCATTGTCACAGGAGACCGGTGCACCATAGTGGTTCGTCGGGGCAGTACCAATTATGGTATAGTACTACGGTTGCCATCATTCTTGCTTACTTCCACTTTCTCTGCATAATTGTTATGGATTAATACTTTGCCCATGTTATCATACATGCATGCAAGTAACAAATCAGTTGCTCGATTATAATCTAGCTGATCTGCCACCACAGAAGAGTTATCCATTTTTAAAATTGGATAGCCATAAACTGTTTGCAGGTTATTTGATAAAAAATCAGTATGATGAGCAGAGACTCAAAATTTGCAAAACTTATGATCCAGTTAGATTTAGTTTCTTAACTAACACGGGAGACTATAAGATGTATGGTATTCTTAGAGATACACAAGCCCCGTTCATGCAGCAATTAGCAGAAAAGAAAATATCCAATCTAGTAGAGTACAACAGCCTTCTAACACTAGAAGGCATGAGCTGCTACAATTGTTTCTTGCATTTTGCCCCAGGACTATATCCTATTGATAGTGTTTACCTGAATAGATTTTTTCCTGAAGTAGATTTTAGCAATTTTAATAACAAGAGAAACATTTCTACTTTTCAAAAAATGTCTCATATTTATCTGTTTACACTTATAAAAATATAAAAAATTTCACATTTAAATAACTTTTTTTAATGTGCATTTTGGGTAGATAAATATAAAATACTTTTTGGTCTCACTATGCAAACTCTAGTTAAAAAACGCAACGGGAATATTGAGAGATTTAACATAGAAAAAATTAATCGAGTCATCAACTGGGCCGTACAAGGCATTGAAGGGGTTAGCTTGTCAGAGATTGAAATTAATGTTAAACTTAATATTACTGACAACATCTCTACCAGGGACATACATCAAGTATTAATTGATACTACTGCCCATCTTATTTCTGTAGAAAAGCCTAACTATACATTTGTAGCAGCACGTCTGCAAAATTATCAACTAAGAAAAGATGTATGGGGTGGCAAACACGCACCCAGATTACTGGAGGTGGTCAAAAATGGAGTCAAGTCCAAAATTTATGATGCAAGTATTTTGGAAAAATATTCAGAAGATGAACTGAATAAAATAGGAGAGTATATTGATCATGACAGAGATTTTATTTTTACCTATGCTGGTATCAAACAGCTGTGTGACAAATATTTGATTAAAAACAGGGTGTCTGGTCAATTGTTTGAAACACCACAATTTGCTTACATGCTCATTGCACTGTATGCTTTTGCCAACTATCCACAAGAAGACAGACTCAATGTAGTTAAGAAGTTTTATGATGCTTGCTCCAAGCATAAAATTAACTTGCCTACTCCCATCATGGCAGGTGTGAGATCCACCTCCAAAGGCTATGCTAGCTGCTGCCTTATTGGGGTAGATGATACCAAAGACTCCATTGCAGCATCTGGCACTGCAGTGTCTCTGGCCACCGCTAGCAGGTGCGGCATTGGCATAGATGTCTCCAAGATCAGAGCCATTGGCTCCAATGTAAATGGCGGACAAGTGGTACACACAGGTGTTATTCCTTTTCTTAAGATATATGAAGCATCTGTTAAAGCATGGCAGCAAAACTCCATACGGGGTGGATCTGCCACAGTCAATGTGCAGTGGTGGCATTACGAGATAGAAGATATAGTGGTTCTCAAGAACAATGCAGGGACCGATGATAATAGAGTGAGAAAATTGGATTATACAGTGGGCATGAGCAAACTGTTCTATGACCGTGTTATTAAGAATGAGAATGTAACGTTATTCTCTCCTCATGAAGTGCCAGAGTTGTGGGATGCATGGGGTACACCCAAGTTTGATAAAGTATATGCAGAGTGTGAAGCCAATAGAAAATTAAAGAGACGCAAAACTGTTAATGCCAGAAAATTATTTGGATTGATTGTAAAAGAACGAGTTGAAACAGGCAGAATTTATATTCTTAACGTGGATAACGCCAATGAACACAGTGCATGGACAGATAAAGTAACCATGTCTAATCTGTGCACAGAAGTAATTCACCCCACCATTCCTTTGCAAGACTACCATGATTCAGAAGCTGAGATTGGTATGTGCATTCTATCTGCAGTCAATATGCTAGAAATAAAGGATTGGAAAGAGTTGGAAAAAATATGTGAATTGATTGTAAGATTTTTGGATGAGATAATTGATATACAAGATTATTTTAATAAAGCAGCAGAGAATTTTGCCAAGAAACGCCGCAGTCTGGGCATTGGCATAACCAACCTGGCAGCATTCTTTGCCAAGCACGGTGCCAAGTATGGATCCAAAGAATCTCTTAATTTAATTGATGAGTGGATGGAGCATTTTCAATATTATCTTTTAAAATCAAGTTTAGAATTAGCCAAAGAAAAAGGAAAGTGCGAAAAATTCAATAGAACAAAATATTCAAAAGGTATATTACCCATCGATACTTATAAAGATAAAGTTAATGAAATTTGTAAAAGAAAATTTTCTTTGGATTGGGATATTTTAAGAAAAGATATTAAAAAATACGGATTAAGGCATTCAACATTATCTTCTTGCATGCCATGCGAAAGCAGTTCAGTTATACAATCTTCAACAAATGGTGTTGAACCAATTAGAAATTTGATAACCTACAAGATGAGTAAAATGGGAAAACTTCCAGTATTAGTTCCAGGGATTGGAAGATATGATAAGAATTATGAACTAGCATATGATCTAAAAGATAATTCTGGTTTATTAAAAATAAATGCTATTATTCAAAAATATATTGACATGGCAATATCAACTAATGTATATTATAATTATTCTCATTATGAAAATAATGTTCT